ATGCATTATTCAGTAGGTCAACAGGTTTATGGTGGTCATGAAATATCTCATATACTTTTTGAAGATTCAGATAATTCTTATAATATACATATAAAGAAAAGCAACGAAGTATTGCCTTGGAAGAAATTTAACTCTAACATGGCAATATCAGTAGAATACGATCTGCAATATTAATGAACAGTTTATATGACTTTATCGTAAAACCTGTAGGTGAAAAATACAGTAACACGGTGAAAGTGGGTAACAAAGAACTAGTAGTTAACACTAAAATAGAAAACTGGAAATTTGTAAACAGAGTAGCTAAGGTTGTCAAAACACCACTAGCTATTAAGACACTAATAAAAGAAGGTGATTTAATAGTTGTGCATCAAAATGTTTTTAGAACATTTTACGACATGAAAGGTGTTAAGAAAAAAAGTAGATCTTATTTTAAAGATAATTTATATTTTTGTGCTATAGATCAAATTTATTTATATAAAAATAATAAAGGTTATCACTCGTTTGGCGATAGATGTTTTATACAACCTATAAAAGATAATCAAGATCTAACACTAGATAAAGAGCGTAGTCTTATTGGTATACTAAAGTATGGCAATAGCTCGTTAAACAAGCTAGAAATAACTCCTGGCGACTTAGTTGGCTATACACCAAATGGTGAATGGGAGTTTTTAGTTGATAACGAAAGACTTTATTGTATGAAATCAAATGATATTGTAATTAAGTATGAAAACCAAGGAGACGAAGAAAAATATAATCCAAGCTGGGCAAATAGCAGTTGAGGAGTTGATAAAGGTAGCTAAAGAACCTATTGTAGATTCAGATGATGATATATCTGCTGACAGACTTAAAAATGCAGCAGCAACAAAAAAATTAGCAATATTTGATGCTTTTGAAATATTAAATAGAATACAAGAAGAGCAGGATATGTTAGATGAAAAACCAAAAGAAATAAAGCAAAGTAATTTTAAAGGCTTTGCAGAAGGTAGATCTAAAAAATAATGTATCAACAAACTCTATATAAAGTATTACCCGACCACATAAAACCTAAGGTTCTTAAAAGAATGAATAGGTATAACAAGTGGGAATACGGTTACAACGAAGATCACGACATGGTTGTGATAAGTAAAACCGGTAAAATTGGAGAGGTTTATGAAATACAAAACCTAAAAATAGCTTTGCCTGAAAAGAAAGATATTCATACGTTTGATAATAACAAATGGAATAAAACTGAATATCCTAAGGTTTTAAGCAAGATAAAAACAACGTTCGACTGGAAGCAATATCCACAAGATTTTAAAGAAAAATGGTATGATTACATTGATAAAGAGTTTACCCGTAGGGAGGAAGGTTTTTGGTTTTATAACAAAAGCGTTGCTACTTACCTTACTGGTACTCATTACATGTACTTGCAGTGGAGCAAAATTGACGTTGGGGCACCAGACTTTCGGGAATCAAATAGATTATTCTTCATTTTCTGGGAGGCTTGCAAGGCCGATATACGATCTTATGGACTGTGCTACCTTAAGAACAGACGTTCCGGTTTTTCATTTATGGCCTCAGGAGAGGTGGTCAACTTGGCTACAATATCCTCCGACTCTAGATATGGAGTATTATCTAAGACTGGACCTGATGCGAAGAAGATGTTTACAGACAAGGTGGTACCGATATCCGTTAATTACCCATTCTTTTTCAAGCCGACCCAGGACGGTATGGACAGGCCCAAGACCGAGCTTGCCTATCGTGTCCCCGCAACCAAGTACACCCGTCGTAAACTTACCGCCACGACCACAGACGAAACCTTACAGGGCGAACTCCAGGGCTTGGACACCACAATCGACTGGAAGAACACGGGTGACAACTCCTACGATGGTGAGAAACTCAAACTCCTCGTCCACGATGAGAGCGGTAAATGGGAAAGGCCGAACAACATCCTCAACAACTGGAGGGTTACGAAAACAACCTTAAGACTAGGTTCTAGAATTATTGGTAAGTGTATGATGGGATCAACATCTAACGCTTTAGATAAAGGTGGTAGAAACTTTAAGAAATTGTATGATGATTCAGACGTTACCAAAAGAAACAGCAACGGACAGACTCGCTCAGGACTCTATTCTTTGTTCATACCTATGGAATGGAACTACGAGGGATACATTGATTCTTATGGCTTACCTGTATTCGACACACCAAAAAAACCTATTGAAGGACCACAAGGTGATAAAATAAAAATAGGTGTAATAGAATATTGGAAAAACGAAGTAGAAGGACTTAAAGACGATCAAGATGGTTTAAATGAATTTTATAGACAATTTCCAAGAACTACAAAACACGCTTTTAGAGATGAGTCAAAAGAATCTTTATTTAACTTAACTAAGATTTACCAACAAATAGATTTTAATGAAGATTCTAAAAATGAATTAGCTATAACTACAGGTAGTTTTCAATGGGAAGATGCTAAAAAAGATACTAGAGTTATATTTATGCCAAACAAAAACGGTAGATTTAAAATAACTTGGGTTCCGCCGTTAGAAATGCAAAACGTAAGATATATAAAAAATGGAGTTAATTATCCAGGAAATGAATCACTAGGAGCTTTTGGTTGTGATCCTTATGATATATCAGGAACGGTTGATGGTAAGGGATCTAACGGTTCATTACATGGTTTAACTAAGTTTAGCATGATGGACGTTCCGCCTAATCATTTCTTTTTAGAATATATAGCTAGACCACAAACTGCTGAAATATTTTTTGAAGATGTACTTATGGCTTGTGTTTTTTACGGTATGCCAATATTAGTAGAAAATAATAAACCTAGATTACTATATCATTTTAAAAGAAGAGGATATAGAGGTTACGCAATGAATAGACCAGATAAAAAAAGAAATAAATTATCTGTTACAGAAAGAGAGATAGGTGGTATACCTAATTCAAGTGAAGACATTAAACAAGCACACGCAGCTGCTATAGAAACATACATAGAACATTTTGTTGGACTAAGAGAAAATGGATATGGCGATATGTATTTTCAAAAAACCTTAGAAGACTGGGCTACATTTAATATAAATAATAGAACTAAACATGATGCTTCTATCAGTACAGGTTTAGCTTTAATGGCTTGCAACAAGCATAGATATTTACCTCAAGCTAAAAGAGAATTAAAATCTGTAGACTTAGGTTTTAAAAAATACGATAACAAAGGAATTACATCAAAAATTATTTAAATGAACATATATACTAACACTAATAGCGCTTTTCCTAGCCAAGTTGTAAGCACTGCTGAAAAAGCAAGTTGGGAGTACGGATCTCAAGTTGCACAAGCAATAGAACAAGAGTGGTTTGGTCGAGGCAGAACTAGTGGCAATAGATATTTAACTAATTGGAACAATTATCATCAACTTCGTCAATACGCAAGAGGAGAACAAAGCATACAAAAATACAAAGATGAATTGTCTATTAATGGCGATTTGTCTTATCTTAATTTAGACTGGAAGCCAGTTCCTATTTTATCAAAATTTGTTGACATTGTAGTTAATGGTATTTCTTCTAAAAGTTATGACATAAAAGCATATTCTCAAGATCCAGAATCTATAAGAAAAAGAACAGAGTACGCTTCTAGACTTCAAGAAGACATGCTTGCTAAAGAATATCTTGATAGTTTAAAAAACACACTAGGAGTTGATTTATATCAATCACCTAATAAAAAAGTAATTCCAGAAACAGCTGAGCAACTAGAACTTCATATGCAATTAAGTTATAAACAATCAGTTGAAATAGCAGAAGAAGAGGCTATATCTTCTATATTAGCTCAAAACAAATACGACTTAGTGAGACGCAGGTTAAACATGGACTTGACAGTTTGCGGTATTGCTGCTGCTAAAACTAACTTTAACACAGCTAATGGAGTTACTATAGATTACGTTGATCCTGCTTATATTGTGCATTCTTATACAGAAGATCCAAATTTTGAAGACATATACTATGTAGGTGAGTTAAAAGCTATAACAATCCCAGAGTTAAAAAAAGAGTTTCCAGATATCAGTGAAGATGAGTTAAAGAGAATACAAGCTATGCCTGGTAACAAATCTTATGTTACTGGTTGGGGTGATTACGACGAAAATACAGTTCAAGTGTTGTATTTTGATTACAAAACATATCACAATCAAGTATTTAAAATAAAACAAACAGATCAAGGTTTAATGAAAGCTATTGAAAAAGATGATAGTTTTAATCCACCTGAAAATGATAACTTTGAAAGAGTATCAAGATCTATAGAGGTTTTATATAGCGGAGCTAAGGTTTTAGGAACAAATACTCTTTTAAAATGGGAGTTAGCAGAAAACATGTCTAGACCTTACGCGGATACTACAAAAGTAGAAATGAATTACGCTATATGTGCGCCTAGAATATACAAAGGTAAAATAGAATCTTTAGTAAGTAAGTGTGTTGGCTTTGCTGATATAATACAATTAACTCATTTAAAATTACAACAAGTTTTATCTCGAATGGTGCCAGATGGCGTTTATTTAGACATGGATGGGCTTGCGGAAGTTGACTTGGGCAATGGTACTAATTATAATCCTGCCGAAGCGCTTAATATGTATTTTCAAACTGGTTCTATTGTAGGTAGATCAATGACACAAGATGGCGAGTTTAATCACGGTAAAGTACCTATACAAGAATTAAATAGTTCTAATGGTCAAGCAAAAATACAAAGTCTAATAACTACTTATCAGTATTATTTACAAATGATACGTGATGTGACAGGACTTAATGAGGCTAGAGATGGTAGTACGCCTGACAAACAAACACTTGTTGGGTTGCAAAAAATAGCGGCTAATGCTTCTAATGTAGCAACTAGACACATCAAACAGTCTAGTTTATATTTAACTTTAAAAATAGCAGAAAATATTGCTTTAAAAGTTTCAGATGCTTTAGAGTTTCCATTAACGAGACAAGCTTTAGAAAATTCCATATCAACTTATAATGTTGAAACTTTACAAGAAGTTAATAATTTAAATCTACATGATTTTGGTATATTTTTAGAACTAGAACCAGATGAAGAAGAACAAGCAAAATTAGAAGAAAATATACAAGTAGCTTTACAATCAGGTGGTATAGATCTTGAAGATGCTATAGATTTAAGACAAATTAAAAATCTTAAACTAGCAAACCAAATGCTTAAAATAAAACGTAAGCAAAAAATGATCCAAGACCAACAGTCTCAGCAAGCTAATATACAAGCTCAAGCTGCTGCTCAAGCGGACACTGCAGAAAAAACAGCTATGGCAGAAGTTCAAAAACAAGAAGCTATATCAGGTGCTAATGTTCAATACGAACAAGCTAAAAGCCAAATGGAAATTGAACGTATGCAAATCGCTGCTCAAATAGAGCAACAAAGACTACAACAGCAATTTCAATACGACATGCAGTTGAAGCAAATGGACGTAAAAAGCATGGAGGCAAAAGAAAATAGAATAGAAAACAGAAAAGATAAAAGAACAAAAATTCAAGCAACTCAACAGAGTGAAATGATAAGCCAAAGAAAAAACGACACAGGACCTATTGATTTTGAAACAGAAAATAGCCTTCAGCCGTTTCCTACAGTTATTTAAACTGTATTATTAATTATTTAATTATATTATATTATGTCAGAAGAAGTAAAAACAAATGAACCTGTTAAACAGGAAGGTGAGTTTAAATTAAAAAAGAAAACAACTCCTAAAAAATTAGTAGAAACAAAAGATAACATTACAAAAGTAAATGTTAATCCAAAAGAACCTTTAGTAGAGGTACCAGATAATATTACTAAGGTTGAAATAAAAAAAGAAGAAGATGCCATTCAAATCGGAGAAACAAAAGAAGTATCTGGAGATACATCATCCGGAGATAGCGTTAAGGTGGAAGAACCTGTACAAGAGTCCAACGAGACTACTGAAGGGTTTTCTGCAATCAAAGAAATAACAGAAGCTGAAGTTAAACAAGTTGAAGCAGAAGTTAAAGAAGCTATTAGAGATGAAAAGGTTTTAGGTAAACAACTACCAGAAAACATAGAAAAACTAGTTAGCTTTATGGAAGAAACTGGTGGAACTATAGAAGATTACACTAGACTTAATACTGATTATTCTAAAATAGATGATAAAACATTATTAAAAGAGTATTACAAAAAAAATAAACCTTATTTAGAAGGTGAAGATATTGATCTTTTGTTAGAAGATTTTTCATTTGATGAAGATTTAGACGAACCAAAAGATATACGCAAAAAGAAAATTGCGTTTAAAGAAGAAGTTGCAAAAGCCAAAGGTTTTTTAGAGGAAACAAAGAGTAAATATTACGACGAGATCAAGTTGAGACCGGGCGTCACTCAGGAACAACAAAAAGCTATGGATTTTTTCAACCGATATAACAAGCAACAAGAACAGGCTACGTTGCAACATGAGCAGTTTAAAGAAAATACCAAAAAATTATTTAATGACGATTTCGAAGGTTTCGATATTAAAGTTGGAGATAAAAGGTATAAATATAATATTCAAAATGCTCAAAACGTTGCTGAAAACCAATCAAATCTAACAAACCTTGTCGGAAAGTTTCTAGACAGCGAAGGTAATGTTAATGATACGAAAGGTTATCACAAAGCTATGTATGCTGCTGAAAATGTAGATAAGATTGCCGCTCATTTTTACGAACAAGGTAAAGCCGACGCAGTTAAAGAAGTGGTTAATAAATCAAAGAATTTAACTGATACAAAAGCAAGATCTCAACAAGGTAATGTTTTTATAAACGGTCTTAAAGTAAAATCAATTAGTGGTGCTGATTCTACAAAATTAAAAATAAAAACAAGAAAATTTAACTAATTAAAAACTTAAAATTATGAGTTTATCTCCACAATTCGGAGGGTTAATCCCTTCACAAGTTCAGGAGGTATTGAACAGCAACTACCTACAATTTAATGGTGGTGGTGGTGCTGGTGATACAAACACCTTTGCACAACAATACTTACCTGAAGTATACGAACAAGAAGTAGAGCGTTATGGAAACAGAACGTTATCTGGTTTTTTACGTATGGTTGGCGCTGAAATGCCAATGACATCTGATCAAGTAATTTGGTCTGAACAAAATAGATTACACATCGCTTACACTGGTGTAGGTGTAGCTGCTGGACCAGGTGCTGGAAATGATACAGCTGTAACTTTACCAGCTGCACAAGCTAACGTTGTTTCTATTAATGATACAATTGTTATTTTAGATCCTGTAACTGGAGCTGAAGCTAAAGCTATTGTTACTGATTCTGGTGCTTACGCAGCTTCTGGACTTGGTGCTCAAGTTCTTACTGTACAAACTTTTGATAATGTAGCTCTTATTGCTGGAAACGGATGGTCAGTTGCTGCAGATAAAAAAGTATTTGTATACGGTTCTGATTACAGAAAAGGAACTGATACTGTTCAAGGTAGCGTTGCTGCTTTAAACCAAGGACGTATAAGTGTTGATCCTCAGCTTACTCAATACTCTAATTCACCAATCATATTAAGAAGCCAATACGTAGTATCTGGATCTGATATGGCTCAAATTGGATGGGTAGAAGTTGCAACTGAAGACGGAACATCTGGATACTTATGGTACTTAAAAGCTGAGTCTGAAACAAGACTACGTTTTGAAGATTACCTAGAAATGAGTATGGTAGAAGCTGAATTTAACCAAGTTGGTGGTGCTGCAGGAGTTGCTGCAAGCCCAGGATCTGAAGGTTTATTTGCTGCTATCCAAGCTAGAGGTAACGTACAATCAGGATTTACAGCCGCTGCTGGTCTTGATGAGTTCGATGCTATTCTTAAAAACTTAGATACTCAAGGTGCTATTGAAGAAAACATGCTTTTCTTACAAAGACAAACTGCTCTTGATTTTGATGATATGCTAGCTAGCATCTCTGGTGGATACGCTGGAGGAACTGCTTTTGGTTTATTTGAAAACTCAGAAGAAATGGCTCTTAACCTTGGATTCTCAGGATTCAGAAGAGGTTCTTACGATTTTTACAAAACTGATTGGAAATACTTAAATGACGCTTCTACACGTGGTGCTATCAATGGTATTAATTCAATTGAAGGTGTATTAATTCCTGCTGGAACTTCAACAGTATATGACCAAATCTTAGGAACTAATATTCGTAGACCTTTCTTACATGTACGTTACAGAGCTTCACAAGCTGACGACAGAAGAATGAAGTCTTGGTTAACTGGTTCTGCTGGTGGTGCATTTACTTCAACTCTTGATGCTATGGAAGTAAACTTCCTATCAGAAAGATGTTTAGTAACTCAAGCTGCTAACAACTTTGTATTATTCAAAGGAATCTAATTGATTCAACATTAATGTAATTCTTACCCTCGTTGAACTGACGGGGGTAATTATTACCCTTATTAACATTTATATTATATTATATTATGGCTAAACAAGCTAAAGCAGAAGCTGTTGAGGTTGCACCTCAAGAGGTAGCAGTAAAAACTGCACCAAAAAAACCAACAAAACCTAGTTGGGAAATAAAAGACAGAATCTATTATCTTAAAGGAAGTAAAACTCCTTTAACCTATACAATACCTGGTAGGCACACAAAAAAGCATGCGCTGCTTTATTTTGATCAAGAATCAGGTAAGCAAAGAGAAATACGATACGCAACAAATCAAGACTCACCGCTTGTAGATGAACAAAACGGAGAGTGCACTATGGGGCATATTATATTTAAAGACGGTAAAATGGTAGTAGAGAAATCTAAACAAAATTTACAAAAGCTATTATCTTTATATCACCCTTTAAAAAATAAAGTTTATGAAGAATTTAGCGCTGTTGCTGTTGCCGAAGATGAATTAGATGTATTAGATCTTCAAGTAGACGCTTTAAATGCAGCAAGAGAAATGGATGTAGATTTTGCAGAAGCAATACTAAGAGTTGAAATAGGCTCTAAAGTAAACACTATGAGCTCTAAAGAATTAAGAAGAGACTTAATGTTGTTTGCTAGAAATAATCCATCATTATTTATAAGTCTAGCTAAAGATGAAAACGTACAGCTTAGAAACTTTGCTATAAGAGCAGTTGAAGCTAACATAATTAAGTTATCTGGTGATCAAAGATCATTTACATGGGGATCAAACGGTAGAAAATTAATGAACGTACCTTTTGATGAAAATCCATATTCTGCATTTGCTGCTTGGTTAAAAACTGATGAAGGTGTAGAGGTTTATAGATCTATAGATAAAAAACTATAAAAACATGTGATACTAATACAAGGCGGTTTCGGCCGCCTTTTTAGTATAAAAATATTTAAAATGGCAGTAAACGTAGATCAAGTATACAAAACAGTCTTATTAATAACAAATAAAGAACAAAGAGGTTATCTAACTCCAAGTGAGTTTAATAGGCTAGCAACGCAAGTTCAATTAGAAATAATAGACACTTATTTTGAAACTATTAATCAACAAACACGTGTATTGCAAAATGAAACAGAATATGCTAATAGACTTAAAAACGCTCAAGAACAATTAGATATATTTAAAAGAATAGGCGATTGTGCTTATACAGCTCCTACCGCAACCACTCCTGGTTATTTTAGTGTTCCAGCTTCTTCAGGAACACCCAGCGGCGTACAAAACTTTACAACAGTTAGTACTCAATCAGTATATACCTTAACAACTATAACTCAAACACAAGTAGACATTAGCAATGTAATAGTGACTTATTTAGGCGTTGTTTATCCTGCTAACAATTATTCTATAATAGGTGGACAACTAACACTATTAGCTGGTAATTTACCTGCTGGCAATGCTAATAATTTAGTTATAACATTGTATCCTAATGATTTTTATAAATTAGGAACTGTTTTATATAGAGATGATAGAGAAGTAGAGCCAATACAAAGAAACAAGCTAGCACAATTAAACATGTCACCTATTAGTAAGCCTACAGATTATTTCCCAGTTTATTTGTATGAAAATAAACAAATAATAATACATCCACAAACAATTTTAGACAGAGTACAGGCTACGTATATTAAAAAACCAGCAGATGTAATGTGGAATTTTACATCAACAAATGGTTATTACGAATATGATAATACAAACTCAGTGGACTTTGAGCTCGATGATACAGAGCAAACAAATATTATATTGCAAATATTAATGTACGCTGGGGTTGTTATAAAAGACAGAACTATAATTGAAGTTGCAGCTGCAGAGGTAGCCAAAGAACAACAAAATCAAAGATCATAATGGGTTTAATAACAGAAACAAATCAACAATACTACGCTGGATCACAAGGTTTCAGAGGTAACAACGCAAACGATCAAAATCAAGAATTTGTTACTAGTTTTGACACAGATTTAAAAATGGGTAGTGCAGGTAGTTGGAACACTACAAATGCTGATTATGTTTTAAATAATTTTAAAGTTTATACTAGTTCTAGTGGTTTTGCTGGTACTTGGTCAGAGTGGACAACAGCAATGTCAGTAGGATCTGATGGTAAAACATTAATATTAAATGCTGCTCCAGGCGCTAATATATATATAGTTGTTCAATTAAAATCTTTAAATGGAGGTAAATACGGTAACACAGATAACGAAAAAGCTTTTGGTCAAACAGTAGAAAACAACTATGGTAGTTATGCTTACGTTAAGTTAAATGATATTGTAAGTAATTTTTTAGTAGGTTACGTAGGTAAAGATAAATTAATACCAGAAGCTAAAAGAACAGATATAATATTTCATGCTAAAAGAGGTTTGCAAGAATTTAGCTACGATACATTAAAAAGTATTAAATCATCTGAATTAACAATTCCAGATTCACTTTCTTTAACAATACCTCAAGACTATGTTAACTATGTTAGTATTTGCTATATAGATGGTTTTGGTGTAAAAAGACCTTTATACCCTAATAACAATTTAACTACAAATCCATATAATACTTTTCTACAAGATTCTGCTGGACAACCTACTCAAGACAGTCATGGTGAAAATACAGAAGGAACATCTATAACAGAAGAAAGATGGGGTCAAGCTAATACTCAATTAATAAACGGAACATGGTATCAAAACTGGGATAACTTTGGTTATGCTTGGGACAACTATGGTATAAATGGACCTTTTAATTGGGGAAGACTTTATGGTTTAGATCCTCAGTACTCACAAGCAAACGGTTGGTTTGGTATTAATGAAAGAGAAGGTAGATTTACTTTTTCTAGCAATTGTGTTGACAAACTTGTAATAATAGAATATGTATCTGACGGTTTAGCTTATGACATGGATACCAAGGTGCCTAAGATGGCCGAAGATGCATTATATGCTTATATACTATATAATGTATTAGCGGGTAGAGCAAATGTACAAGAATACATAGTTCAAAGATTAAGAAAAGAAAAAAGTGCTAAGCTAAGAAACGCTAAAATAAGACTGTCTAATATTAAACTTGACGAAATAGTACAAGTTATGAGAGGTAAGTCTAAATGGATAAAACACTAAAATTAAATGGCAGAAGGTAAAAATAGTTTCATTAAGTCTAAAATGAACAAAGACTTAGATGAGCGATTAATTCCAAATAACGAATATAGAGACGCTACTAATGTTGCTATATCTAGATCAGAAGCTAGTGACGTTGGTGCGCTAGAGGCTATACTTGGTAATCAATTAGTAGGAAACGTAACTTCAACTAATGCTGAAATAATAGGATATGTAGTTGATGATACTAACCGCGTTGTTTATTATCTTAAAACAGATCATAATTCTAATTCAGCAGCACCTACAACTGCTAATTGTTCTATTGAAATGATAACTTTAGGTAATCAAACAGGTACCACGACTGTTTTAGTTAGTGGTAGTTGGTTGAATTTTTCTAAATCACATCGTGTTACAGGTATTAATTTAGTTGAAGATTTACTTTTTTGGACAGACAATAGAAATCAACCTAGAAAAATAAACGTAAATAGAGCGCAAAGTGATTCTAGCTATTATTATAACGAAGATCAAATATCTGTTGCTAAATTTGCTCCTATAAACCCACCTGAATACATAAATTTAAGAGATACAGAGACTAACTGGTACGGTACTACGGATTTAAAGCCATCAACTATGAGTAATGCTTCTGATCCATCAACAGTTAGAGCTAATATATTAACAGTTTCTAATGAAAACTTAGCTGTAACAAAATATAGAAATGGAGATCAAATAGATGGACCTTTGTTTACAGTTGCTGAGTGGGATGCTAAAGACTCTGCTCAAGTAGGCGCATATTGTATTTATGAAGACTATACTGGAAACGGAGTAACTTATGGTTTTTTATATAACAAATGGGCGGTTATAGATCCTAGAGGTTTAGCTCCAATAGGATTTAAAGTTCCAAGTCTAGCAGAATGGACAACTATTGTACAAGCTGACTCAATGACTCAGCAAAAAAGTATAAATTATTGGGCTAATAATCCAGGTAGCAATTTATCAGGTTTAAACGTTAGACCTGGTGGCTATAGACCAAACACAAGTTCTAATACTTTTCAGCATATAACTGGTAATGCTTTCTATTGGACAAGCGACTCTGCCGCTGGATCTAATACTCCTTTTGTTAAATATAGTGATACTACAGCTGCTACAGCTGATGTATCTGGTCAAACAGATACTAAAGCGGGTATGTCTATAAGAGTTGTAGAAGATGCAAGTCAGCAATATCAAGGATGGAATGGTGATGAAGATTTTTTAACAGAAAAATTTGTTAGATTTAGTTATAGATTTAAATTTAACGACAACGAATATTCTGTAGTAGCGCCTTTTAGTCAAGATGTTTTTATACCTTTTCAAGAAGGTAAATTTGTTAATGATGACGAAAACCAAGCTTTTATAACAACAGTTGTAGAATTTATGACTAATTCTATTAACAATGCTGTTTTAAATATACCTTTACCTTGTATTGATATAATAGGTAAATATAAAATAAAAGCAATTGATATTATATTTAAAGAGTCTGATAAATTATCTTATCAAGTTTTAGAGTCAATAACTGTTGACCAGGACTTTATAAATAATTTAAACAACACTAATATATACAAATACAACTATCAGTCTACAATTCCAATAACTACATTACCTTCTTTTGAAACATCAAGAGTATTTGATAAAGTTCCGGTACAAGCTTTAGCTCAAGAAATTACTGGTAATAGAGTAATGTATTCTAATTATTTAGAAGGTTGGACAGCTCCTAGATCATTAGATTATTATGTTGATGTCACCAACAAATCACAACAACAATTTGTAGAATATCCTCAACACTCATTAAAACAAAATAGAAACTATCAAGTAGGTATAGTTCTTGCAGATAAATTTGGTAGACAAACAGATATAATATTATCCTCTCAAGATGCTAGATTAGATTCTGAAGGAAAACCTCAGGCAGGTTCTAATTATTTTAGTGATTATAAACCCTTATCTTTTACTAATGATATAGATGCTTGGACAGGAGATACTCTTCAAGTTAATTATCTACAGCCAATACCAGAAAATGAATCTGGAGCATATCCTGGAGCTTACGCGCAAGGCAATTATTTTACTGTTAAAATGGAGTCAACTACTGATGCTAGGTATCCTTATTTCTGGAGTAATAGCTCTCAGTATTTTACAGCAACTGCAAGTCAAACAGTTTTTACAACACAAGCTATTGATTACGCAGACTCACAGGCTGGCGCAAATACACTAAGTGTTTATGTTAATAGCGGAGATGGTTATGTTTTAAGAGATCCATCTGATAGTAACTTAGGTTATGCTGTTTCTAATGTAACAGGAAAAGTAAGAATAACTTTTACAAATGGAATAACATTAAATCATAATGTAAAAGTGCAATTACTATACACTACGCAAAATCTTTATAGTTACACAACTGCTAGTGCTAGTGCCGCTAGGCCTTTGTTTCCAGAGTTTCCTGCACAATGGGAAAACTACTTTGGAGTAGGTAAATACTTATCTGGACAATACATAGATTATACAGAAATAGTTTCAGCTACTCCAACAAGTGATACAGACGGTGTTTATAAGGTAGACTTTATGACTGAAGAACAAGTGAATAAAAGTTACCTATATAATGGAGCACCTACAACTAGACCTGAAAAAACATGGACCAATGGAACGGAAGAAGTATTTGCTACATACGATATTAATGTAAAAGGTTTTTATAGCTATAAGTTTGGTGTTAAACAAATAGAACAAGATTATTATAATGTTTATTTACCTGGTATAATAAATGGTTATCCAGTTGTAAATGAAACGTTAGAGCTAGATGAAATAGGTTTTGTAACTTTAATATCTGATAATATAAATAAAGTACCTAGAGATCTACAGTCAGTAGGGCCAAGAGATGTTCAATTTACTAGTGATGCTAAAGTTTATCCAAGAGTTACTAACATAGTTCATGTAAATTCAGCGCCAGCTGGGTTTTTTGCTGTAAATAAACAAATAGATCCAGCTACTTCGCCTGATAAAGTGGAGTTAATAGGTACTGTTAGTGATTTATTTCCTGCTCCAGTTGATGGAGGAACTGCCCCTAATATAAAAGAAGAAGCTATATATGACGATGAAAGTCAACCTATGTTAGCTAAGTTTTCTACTAATTTAAGAGTTGGTATTCCAGAAAGTGATTACGCTACTCCAGCTTCAGGAACAGGTAACTATCCTTATCCGCCTAACATGGGATTAGCTGTATTAGAAACAACGCCTTTAGTTTCTCCTTTAGAATTATTTTACGAAACATCAACCACAGGTTTAATATCTGATTTAAACTTAGATGTACAAAATGAAAACACTGATATAACAGGTAACACGTGGAATAATGCAGTAAAAGACTTAACTGAAAATGATCCAATAGGTACAGTTGTTACATCTTATTTTTATCCTACAGCAAGTGGGCAACAAGTAACAACAGCTACTTTACAAATATTAAGTATATTTTCTAGATCATATCCAAATAATGTTATAGATACTAGTATAGATTATGGACCAAACGGAACAAATAGACTTGGTTTAGTTGCTGACGGTAGTGGTGGTTATGCTATACAAACGCTAGATACGTTTTATGCAGGAAATGGAGCTGTATCAGGTGAAACGTTATTTGACACAGACACTAGAGGTAATTTTCAAATAAATATTAGATGGACTCAGGCTGATGGCGTAACTGTTGACCAAACAATAGATTTACAATTACAAAACTCAAGTCCATTAGTTCAAAATGTACCTTCTACTTTTGATATAGCACCAAGCACAGCTTCTAGTACTACAGTAATTGTTCCTAATCCAAATTATACTAGTTCAAGTCCAACAGGTCCAGCAGCAACACCTATAGGATCTAATGGTTGTGCAGCAAATACATATGCTTTACAACAGGCTCATACTAGTGATAATTCAAGAACTTTTAACGGAACACCTTCTAACTCAGGTTATACTATATTAAATTGTACTAAAACTTGGGTTGGAGCTGGAACTAATCCTACTATTTACTACGGTGATTTAGATTCAACAGGAAACAACCCTATAAGTGATATAGCTAGTATAAGTCCTCAATTTTCAAATGTTTTTCCCTCTGGAAGTGGTAACCAACCTAGTTATTGGGTTTTTGGCATGAATGCTACAAGCGCTGGTACTCAAGCTGGATATAACTATTGTTATGGATTAAGATTAACCGATACATATGGTGACACTGTAGACTTTACAATATG